AAATCGTTATGCTAAACATTTAGACCCTGTTTTTGAATGGATAAACCCACATTTTGGGGGAGTCCAAAAGTTCTATCCTTGAAAGGGATACATCATGCCTATTGAATCCGTTCCAGCTTCTAAAATTGTTGAAAAGGGACATCCTGATTACGATCCAAATCGTATTGTTACTATTACCTTGAAGGCTTCTGAAGCCTACATCGTCAGGTACATTGCAGCTATTCTAGCTGATGAACGATGTAGAGATGAAGGAAGAACATCAATCATTGAGGGGTGCAATGCTACCCCCAAAGACATGATGAAAATTCATCACAAAATCTATTCTGATGAAATGGGCTGGAGGCATTACGATCTAGATAAGTAGACCCTATTTTTCTTCACCCTATAGGCCAAATCTGTAGGGTGAAAAATTTTATCAAGGAACAATATGAAAAGACCTATTGAATGTGCAAAGTGCGGTAAGCATATCATCAAAATATATGGCTATAAAGACCTATGCAATCTATGCCACACAAAGAGTTTAAACTTATCAGCAAGAGGTACTGCGGAGCTTAAGAAGCTAAGAGATGAACTAAGGGAAGTTAAGGCAAAGTTAAATGCATTGCGAACAACTTTAACTAATACCAAGTTATCTTTGAAAAACGCTGCTAGGGTTAATGAAAAGCTTAAGGCTGACCACCGTTCTGATTTCGAGTGGGATCGTGAAAGAATAAAACAATATAACAAGGACAAATTATGAAAGTATTAGTTGCTTGCGAATACAGCGGAACCGTTAGAGATGCATTCAAGGCCAAGGGCCATGATGCTTGGTCATGCGACCTTTTACCTACAGACAAACCAGGGCAACATTACCAAGGCGATGTAATTGAATTCATTAAGAACAATCCAGGTTGGGATCTTATGATCGCTCACCCGCCCTGCACCTATCTTGCTGCATCTGGTTTGCATTGGAACAAACGCATTCCAGGGCGTGACCAACTCACCTTGGAATCATTAGAGTTCGTGACCCTCTTATTCAATGCACCTATACCAAAAATCGTATTGGAGAATCCTATTGGCAGAATCAATACTGCAATCAGGAAACCTGACCAAATAATTCAACCTTGGATGTTCGGAGAGGATGCATCAAAGTCCACTTGTTTATGGCTTAAAGGTGTACCCAAGCTTGAAGCAACTGACATCATAAAGAAGGACAGGTACGCAAACCAAACGCCATCAGGACAGAACAACCTTGGCCCATCCAAAGATCGCTGGAAGATCAGGTCAACCACCTATCAAGGTATTGCAGATGCTATGGCAAATCAATGGGGATGATTCCACTAGTAAAAACACCATGTAATCATGTATACTGTTAGCCTAAGAGGGTTTGTTAAGACCCTCTTTTCTTTTGGCTCAAGGTATATATAATGGATGACAAAAACTTTTGGTCGTTCACGGACATCGCTGCTGACCTTGATCTAGCATATACAACCATCCGTAGAAACATAGAAACATTCATCAAGCAAAAGAAAATGAAACCATTGACCCGCATGAAAGCGGACAAAGGGCATTTTTGCTCGGTCATGGATAGTACCCAGTACAGTTTGTTTCGTGAGCTAATGCGTGGAAGAACTGCAGTAAACAAGGATGATGACAATGTTAATGACAAGATGTCTGACGATGGGTTCTTCTACCTAATCTTATTAGTTCCAGAGTTCTCTGAAGGTAGAATCAAGGCTGGATTCACATCTCGATTAGACTCCAGGTTCAGCGAACACCTGATGTCAGCACCAACAGCAAAGCTAATCTATTCAACCCCATGTCAACGAGCGTGGGAAACATTCTTGTTAGCTTATGTACACAGTCATGGTAAAAAGATTCGATCAGAAGTATTTGATGTTCCTGATACAAAGGTTTTAATCAAAAACCTTAAGACCCTCTTTTCTCAAGTTGGGCAACGAAAATGAATCACGGCAAATAAGTCCAGCATCATGGACTAAGGAACCCTCTTAGTTAAGGGAAACGCATTTGCGTGAACTAAGGATTTTCTTTTTCTTCTAACTCAGTATCTTTAAGAAGTTCAGCCAAGGCGATATAGGCAGCAGCATCTTCAAGGGTATCTTGATGATACCCTTGAGAAAGTCTGCAAAGCTTTAACATAGCCATCATTACAGCAACCTCATAAGCGGTAACTTCCCGCTTTAAAAAGTTAGTCCACGCATCAGCAATACGCTTTAAATTTAGCTCTGGAGCATCGTATTGATTAGCTCTTTCAACGATGTGTTCAGTACAGCGGGAGAAGAATTCGCTGAGCAAATATCTATCCATTTATAAACCTTTCAATCAGTACAATGACAAGAAACAGTATCATCAAAATCTGGAAACATTGGAAGTTGCATTCTAGATTGTTTCATTACATTTTCATAGCTTGGTCGATCTTTTCGGAATGTATGCTGCCTAGCTACAGCACTACCAATCATTTTTTTCTCTTGTTCTATCCACCAATCCAAAGCTTCGGGAGTTTCTTTTGCAACCAAATCCAATCGATATCTAGATTTTAAAAAGCAACCCTGACAATTTCCTTGGTGTTGAGGAATATCTAAATCAAAAGATTGTTTACCCCAGAAACTCATAACATCTGGCAATGTATGTCGAGCATCAAACATAGGTGTTAAAGCTGGATTTCTTCTAGTATTTTTCTTTATGTTAGCAACCCTTCTTGGTTCATCGTATCGCAATCCAATAAGTTGATTATGCTTGTGAAACAGTTTACCGTAAACATCTTTCATATATCGATCCAGCAATCTTATTTTTAATTCAACTGTGCAAAACCTGGCAACCGGATTAGGCAAGTATTGCCTTTCGTCAATAAGAATTCCAAATGGTTCTCCGTTTCTTGAAGCATCTTTATGATTAGTTACCTTATATCTTGGATCTGTTTTTCTGCCAACATATTCCAGCCAAACTATATCTATCTTCCATTCTTCAGAACACTTCTGAACAAAATCCAAAGTCTTTGGATGCTCCAAACCTGTGTTGCAAAAAACAACTTTAATATGTTCTGGAAGAACATTTTCATGTGCCTCCAGAACTTTAGCCAACATAAACCCAGATGTTCTACCACCGCTAAAAGAAATAACAGATGGATCTTTCAAGAAGTATTTGTTATCCATTTGACTCTGCATTGGAAACACCTTCCATTTCTCTTCTCATGTTAATCTGCTCTAAGACAGCTTCCTTAACCTTTTCATCAATTAACTGTCTTTCTTTAGCTTTCTCTTCTCTCTTTAAAGCTAAAGCAATTTTCTTTTCTTTAGCAGTAATCTTCCTTGTTTCCCGCCTCATCATCTTAGCTAATACAGATGACATTGGAACCAAAAAATGAGACTTACTTTTCTTGTTAAACTTCTCTAGTTCGACTGGATCAATTTCGATTCCAACAAGTTTGATTGCATCCATAAGAGGCTTCTGATCACTCATGTCTATTACCCCACGAAATTCGTTTCGGTAAAAATAATGAGCGATTAGCCCTGCCTTTACCCCCATAACCAATTGAGCTTCTGGGCTAGTCAAATACAATTCATCGTTAATGTATACTGGCATAACTATTTACCATCCTTTCTAACTAACTCTTCTGCAATTTCTAAAAGCTTAGAACTATTTGCCGATTGGAATTTAAGGATTGGATACAGACTCATAAGTATAACAATTCTTTCATTTAACTTTTGTGTCCATCTCCATCCGCTAGCTTCAATTCCATTGACGGTTACGCTTACACCATCATAAATAGCCTGTTGACATCCTCTAGACTCGATTAACCCTGGGAACAAACCATCTATTGTTTCTGCAACATCTTGGAGAAGATCAGAAACTTTCTTTTTATTAAGCTCGTAAGGTTCATTGCTGTCAACCTTCCTGACAGCTTTAGCCCATTCGCAACAAGCCATACAAGCAGCAAAATTAATGTAGCTATCGGGTTTGCGTTTAGCTACTTCTGAATCATCCCAAAGCACAGATAAATTGGCCAAAGCTTCAGAGGCAGCAGCAAACATCTCGTCAGGCATTATTTCAAGACCTGTGAGTTCCCTTGCAATAAAGGATGCCCTTCTAGAACAGGTTTGAACTGCTGCAACTTTAGAAATTTTTGCCATTTTTTTATCCTCTGGGCTTCCGTTCCCCGAATCTTTATTCTTAAACATTATAACCCCTTCTTTCAGTTTTTGGTAAGCTCAATTGCAACATAAGAATCGTCACCATTCGTAAGCTTTTTGCCTAACTTAATAGTGATGGATTTAACACAATCTGTATCATCTCCTAGAAGATAACCGCAATGCTGGAGTTGGTCTAATATCGGCTTGATTCGATTATCCAAATCGGATTTTCTCCAGTTTCTCCCTGGGTAAACCATAATCAGTACATCCACAGGAAACAAACAGGCATCAATCCTATTCCGATCATCCGTATGGTGAAGGTTTTCCTCCCGCCATTGGCGATATTTTTCACTAAGGATAATTCTGCCTTTAAAATTCCTCCAGCAGCTATTTGCTGATGGAGGAAGGGTAAAGAGTATTGGATCGACTGGCATTGACTATCTCCATGACCAAGCGGGTGCTACTATCTTAGGAACAATCCCATAATACTCAGGCACAAATACCCCAGTCTGATGAGCAGCAAGGTACTTCCTAATCGCTTCAAACACTTGGTTCTCCGCACGATCAAGATCACTCGAATCAAACTGGCAAACCATGCATGAAGGGTACTCGTTTTTATCAACAATTATGTGAAACACATCATTGATTGGAATCTGCATCGACCTCAAGCAGAAGCGATATAAAGCCATTTGACGAAGGTATCCATTGAATACACATTCCTTGGCCCAGTCCATTGGATCGTAAGAACCAACGGTTTTTAGATCGACTAAGAAACCCTTCTCAACGCAATACATATCAGGAATGAATTTGATCTGCAATGGTTGCCCATCAAATTCAATGGTAGTTAAAATCTCTTGTTCACGAACAACACTAGGGCAATTAAAATATTCCGAAGCGGAATTTTCTGAAATTGCAGCAATCATTTTGTTTGCCTGTTCAACATCATCATGGGTAATGATTTCAATACCATCTGTTAAAGATGATTTAAAATTATCCCATGTTTCTTTACCAATCTTAGTCCTTTTATCGCAGACAGGAGCAACCGCAAAGCGTTCACTAACTGTAGCTGGTTCAAGCAACATAGCATGAACTAAAGATCCAAGGATCATTGCTGGAGAAGGGTCACGCTGAACAACCTTGTCTATGTATGTTTTCTTATACAGAACAGGCGATTTTCTAAACAATTCTAGGCGGGAGTGAGACACATATTCAATTGGAAACATTAGATTGCTCTTTCTTTAAAAAACTTTTCAAGGATATCCAGAACCTGACCATTCATAGTTCTGTTTTGGCTAAGTGCCAGGAAATTTAACTGTTCTTTTAAATCCGAATTAGGTCGAAAAACTACCGTGAGTTTCTGCCTATCTTTCTTAGACCCGTGTCTTTTTGGCATTTTCCTCTTCCTTTAATAGTGATGCTTGATATGAATTCCATTCAGCATCATACTTCCAAGGTTTTTCAAAAAAATAAATCAGATTGCCAACACCACCAGCACCATCCCATTGACCTTCCTGTTTTAGCCACTTGGCTAGAGCAGTAAGATTGTCTAACTCAAAATACCATCTGTGAGTCAGCATAATATGTCACCCCTTTCAATTAGGTAAAACTGACAACATAATAAGTATATCATAAATATTTATTATTACCATAGAATCTTTTATTTTCTTTTATTTTCTGTTTTTTTCTGTTTTGGGTTTGACTTTTAATTTAACGGATCGTAGGATAGACGATGTGGTGGGAGTGGAACTGAGTTTGGAGTTGGCACGATGCCTAGGAAGAAAAAACATAATCTTCTTTCATTTGACGAAGCGTCAAGCTTTTGTCCACATCCCCCTGGAAGCACAGAAAAAATAATTGTTTTGGAAGCAAGATTATTTTATGGAATTGATCTATATCACTCTGGTGATAACTCGATTCCAATAATTTCTAAAGATAAAAGAAACGCTTCTAAGACAGAAACCGAATCTTATCCAGATGCGGAGATACATCTGGATGATGATGACTAGCGGTGGTCATATGGGTAAGCTCGTTGCGAACCTTAAAAAGACACTAGTTTTTACCGAGGCTAGCACACGCACCGCTAGTTTTTTACTTTTTTTTCAACGAAAGGGGAGTGTCATGGAAGATGAAATTACCATGATTGATCGAGAGTTGAGGCAAATAATTGTTCCGAGTTTTTCGCCACCATGCAGTCTTGATGACGATGCATCTGTGGAACCGCTAACCATAACAGGTGTTGTTAATGCTGACGAACAGCTTTTAAAGTTTCTTTTGTTTAACGGCATATCTACCCATGCTATTGGCCAAAACAAAATGATGTCTATCACCAGTATAGATGACATCACTTCGGGCAGAGGATCGTATTCTGACACGATCATAAAAGTGAGAATGAAAATGGGCGATTTAAACACAGTTGTTTCTATTGAATTATCAAATGAGCAACTTGAAGAAATTGTAAGGATTGGTCTTCGCACTCAGTTTGGTGCAAATGTTGAATCGGTCAAAGTGATATCGTTGTATCACGGACTCAAAAAGTACGAGTTGGAAGTTACTTTCAAAGGAAGGGGTTAACATGAAAATTGGTAAGCCTGTTGGTTTTGGTTTGACTAATAAGCCAAAGGCAGTTGTCTTTGGTGCGGAGGGTTCTGGTAAATCTACGATGGGGTCGAAGCTTACAAAAGCTTTGTTTCTTGATGTCGAGGGTGGTATCTCAGGCATAGACATTGATTGCGTGTCAATAAAAACATGGGCAGAATTCGTAGCTACGATTAAAGAAATCGTAACATCTACAGAGTTTGCCTATGAAAACATTGTTATTGATTCTCTAACTGCGTTGGAAAGATTGCTTCATCAGCACATCTGCCAAACATCTGGAGCATCATCAATCGTGCTAGCGTGTGGCGGGTATGGTAAAGGTCTTGTCGAGTCTGTAACGCAGATGTCTCTGCTTATTAACTCGCTAAATGCCAAGAAGGATCTTGGGGTTTACTTTTTGTGTCATTCGACAGTAAAAAGTGTAAATGACCCAACAAGAGGCGAATATGCTTCTTTCGGTGTTCGTGCTGACAAAGCAATGTCCGAATGGGTGACCAGTTGGGCAGACTTAATTGGGTTCGTTGAGATTGATTTGATGGTTGGTGATGATGGCAAGCCTATCATTCGCAAAGACGGCAACGAAGTACGCAGAACGATTACGGTAACACCAAGGGGTGGACTGACTGCGAAATCCAGAATCCCAGGGGTAACTGGAACGATGACTGTTGACAATTTTGTGACTAAGGTTAATGAAATTTTTTCTAAGAAAGGTAAGTAGTTATGAGTGATGAATTTGAAATCTTTGGCCAAGATGAAGCTAAAGAGCTTCTTAAGGCAGATATCCTCTCGCCAGGGGAATATCCAGTAATCATTACCAAAGCGGAAGTCCGTACCAAAGATGACAAGAAATGGTTGTCGCTTGGTTGTCAGATCGATGCTCCGCACGATATGCAGGGTCGATATAAGACCTTTACGCTGTATATTAAAGACGGTCATCCCAATCCACAGGTATGTAGCATTCATGCTAAGTTAAGGCAGAGTCTTGATGCTGCTTTGGGCCTTGACCGAATGACTCTGACTAACATCATTGGTCAGGCTTGTGTGGTTAAAATCAAAAACAGCGAAAAGAACGGTTCTACTTACGAAAATGTAGAAAAGTTTTTGAAAGCTGTCTAATCTTTGCTCATGTTGCACTTGGAAGCAACCGATAAGAAAGGTAAGGAGGTGCAACATGAGTAAACTTTTCTTGTTTTGTTTGTGTTTCTTGATTGGATGTCAGGGAACTAAGAATTCGATAGAAACTGGGGCATCGACAACTTTAATGTCTGATTCCCCAGTAATCGAAAAAATGGATGTAAATCTTAAGTTTAAAAAGGAGTGGTAGACATGGAAGTTATTGCCAATATTTTTGAGTTACGAGCAGCGGTTACAAATGCTTTTGGTGAAAAAAGTTTTATTGAAACACTAGAGCGAAGAGGAATGTATCGCTCACGGATTGCTTCAGTTGTTGATACAGATTGGTCTACTGAAGATGGCCAGCTAATAGCACATCATTGGACAGTCGATCCAGAACCAATTGTCGAAAAATTTAATTTCCCGCCTACTTGGTCTAACAAAGAATCTTGGAAGAACACATTTGAATCTGATTACCCAGATTGTCTAGAGGATGCTCTTGATATAGCTTTGTGGACTCCAAGAACCCCATCCAGATTAATCATTGAAGATGACAATGGTATTCGAGTTTTGAAGTCGATTGAAACAGATCCAGTTCAAAGGGTTGAAGAAAAAAGAATTAAACCTGTTAGCTTTCCGATTAAAAGGAAGAAGCCTGTTAGCAATCAACCTACCTTATTTGGAGCTTAATCAATGAGTGATGAACCTTTATTTGACCCCGAAGAAACTAAACCTATTCCCGCTGGAACTTACTCTGCTCGCATCATGCGAGCGGAGATTAAGACATCCAGAGCGGGAAATAAGTACCTTGCTTGCGATATGCAGATACTTCAAGGGTCACAGCAAGGCAGAGCATTGGATGCAAACTTTCATATATTTTCGACTGACACAAAGTTCAGAGCGGACTCAAGGCGAAAGCTAGCAAGGCTGGCTTCCTCATGCGGGATCACTACTGTGATGAAGCCAGAAGAACTTGTAGACAAACCTTTTCTAGTCGAAATAGGCGAAACCACCGATAACTATGGTGCAACGAATTTGATTCTTGGATACTCCAAATTAGGGAGAAGTTAATGAATGCAATTAAAGAAAGAATTACATCGATAAGTGGAATCCCTTTAGAACATATACAATCGATATTAAAAATAGATCCAAGTAGCCCATCGGGGTTAATGTGGATTCCGAGAGAATTACATTTTAATCAAAAAGATAAATGCGGAAGTGTTCGCATTGGGAAAAAGGATGGATACAGAAGGTTTACTGTAACCATTACATATGATAAAAAACAATATACTGTAACTTGCAGCAAAATAATATTTCTTTTAGCTAACGGATTCCTTACTGAAGGGAAATATATTGATCATATAGATGGAAATTCTTTAAATAATAATTTAGAAAACTTAAGAGAGGTTACTGCTTGTCAAAACGGACACAACAAAAAAATTTCAAAAATTAACACATCAGGAAATAAAGGAATTAGTTGGAATAAAAAAAACAAGAAATGGCTAGTGCAAATGGTTGCAAATGGTAAATTTCATTATTTTGGACTTTATGAAAATAAAGAAGATGCAATTAAGGTTTCTATAGAAGCAAGAAAAAAACTTCATGGTGAATTTGGGAGAGATAAATAATGTTAAGAAAATACCAAAAAGATGCTGTGAATTCACTATTTGAATTTCAGCATGATCGCCCTGGACAGTCATCAGTAATCGTCATTCCAACTGGTGGCGGGAAAACTAGAGTGATGGCTGAAATAATCAGACGATCATTTGAGGCTAATCCGAATTGCAGGGGGATGATTCTAAGCCATGTAAAAGAACTGCTAGAGCAATCTAACAAGACTTGTACACACTATGCTACAACCACAGGTCTTCCTGTTGAATCAATCGGGGTTTACTCCGCTGCATTGAAACGAAGGGAAGTAAAACCTTTGACGATTGCAGGGATTCAAAGTGTGTACAGAAAGGGTGCTGACTTTGGTTATCTGGATTTCATTATGATTGATGAATGCCATTTGATCAGCCAAAACAAAGAAACCATGTACCGAAAGTTTCTGTCTCAGGCAAAGATTTCTAACTCTAGAGTAAAAGTTGTTGGCTTAACTGCAACACCTTACAGACTTCAGAGCGGAATCATTTTTGGTCATAAGGAAAAGACCTTTGATAATTGCTGCTACGCAATCGGGGTCAGAGATTTGATTGATGAAGGTTTTCTTTCTCCGCTAGTAACAATGGGTACAAGTGATTCGCCTGATCTAAAGAATGTACGCATCAGAGCGGGCGAATATTTTTCTAAGGATTTAGACTCAATTCTTGAGAATGCTGATCTTGTTCAATCTAGCGTTAAAGAAGCAATCGTAAAAGCATCAGGAAGAAAATCTGTTTTGGTATTTGCTTCATCGATCAAACACGCACAGATGATTCTTGATGAACTAAAGAACCAAGGTCAACGAGCAAACATGATAACAGGTGAAACTCACCCTGCAATTAGAGACTGTGTGATTAATGGATTCCGAGAAAACAATTATAAATGGCTTGTGAATGTAGCCGTTCTCACCACAGGTTTTGATGCCCCTGGGATTGATTGCGTTGTGGTGATGAGGCCAACGATGTCAAAGGGTCTTTGGTATCAGATGGTTGGTAGAGGATTTCGCCTTGCTCCAGATAAAGAAAACTGCTTGATTCTTGATTTCGGTGACAACGCTCTGAGGCATGGTTGCATCGATCAGATCGTTGTTGATGCCCAAGGCATAGAACTTCCAGCAGCTAAAGTGAAGCGTTGCCCTTCATGCAATCTCATACACAGGATTGGCAATATCATTTGCCCTTCATGCGGTTATTTCAAACCAAAGGAAGAAGAATCTTTATTCCCTGAGAAACTTTCTGCAAGCCAAACCAATGGCGAAATACTTGCTGGAAGACAACCAAAGCAGTACGAAATTGTAGCTACTGGATATACAATTTATCGTAAAACACCTGCATCAGATCCTTGTATACTCGAAACACACGAAACGCTTGAAGGTAAATTAATTCGATGCTATCACTCTCTTAAGCATGGATTAGAATTTATAGTTTGGAAATGGCTTAAGTCTGTTGGTGCAAAAGGTTTACCAGATAAGCATTGGAACATGAATAAAGAAAGCTTGCAAATCCAAGAGTGGTTAGATACCATTCCCAAACCAACTGCTATTAAAGCACACATAAATGAAAAGGGGTACTATCATATCGATAGTTATTCCTTTCAGAGCAATCGAGTAATAGGCGGGGGAATGGCGAAAGGGTGAAACCACTCCCCCTGTGCTGGGAGGAAGCAGACCCAGCATCATTATCTTAACCAATTTAACAACAAAATCAAAGGAATAGGTGTGCCTTGGAAGAAATAAAAAAACAGGCTTTGCGAGTTCGTAAACAGGGGCTATCAGTCTTCTCGACTAAGGTCGATAAAACCCCAGTAATTAAGCGAACTAACCGCATAGTTGAGCTAAGAGCTAACCCGCTATCAGACCTTGAAATTGAGATAGATTTCAGTCACGCAAATGTAGCAGGGATCGCCATCAACTGTGGCCCAGTTGTTGGTAAAAACAAGGATCTTGAGTGCCTTGATATTGATTGCCCAAAGGTAGCAATTGACTTCCTCCCTGACCTGGAAGCAACTAGCAAAGAACTGCACGATAAACTTTGTGGATGCGTGGAAACAACACCATCTGAAGGATTACACATTTTCTACTATTTGCCACTAGGTAAATCAAAGTGCCGTGAATTGGCAGTAATGTCTACAGATAATGGAAAGAGATGGCTTGCCGAAGCTAAAGCAAAAGGATCGACTAAAAAGATTGCTCCACCGTTGATCGAAACAAGGGGGGCGGGTGGATATGTAGTTGGATTCTATTCTCAGGCAGTCTCAAAAATTGATGGATTAGTTAAGCCATATAAAATGATTCATGGAGATGTTGCAACCATTCCAATGCTTACTGCGGATGAACATGAATTCCTTATGTCATTTGCTCAGTCGTATGATCAAAAAGCAGCAAAGAGATTCATCGAGCTAAATAAAGAACCTTACCAGTACAAAGAGATAGGCAAAAAGACTGCGTTGGATCAATGGCGAGCAGAAACTTCTTGGCCCGAAATTCTTCCAGATTCTTACCGAGTAGTTGAGGTCAGGCATGATTACTTCATGGTGTGGCATCCTGATTCGTCAGGCAGAGAACCCAACGCAATTGCAGGGTGCAAAAATGGTGGCATGGATCGCTATTGGAACTTCAGCCCATTAGACTGGCGATTGAGTCCAAACATTCCACTAACTAAAGATTATGTTTACTGTATGAGTCGAGGATGGCAACCAGGGAGCAGAGAATGGAAGACATTTTACGCACAGGTATTTGCCAAGTATTCGATAGATAAAATTGAAGATGAACCTGTGAACGAAACTAGATGGGATTTCCTTGAAACAACAAGGTCAGGTAAGGTTAAGCAAATCAGAACCGTAGACATTGTACCTGATGATGCCATTTCATTTCCTGGGTGGATTGACACTTACATTGACTACTGCATGAGAAACGCATTATACCCAGAAAAGAGAATTGCTGCTGCATCTGCACTAGGGATGTTTTCTGCCCTAGTGGGAAGATCCATCATGGGGCCAAATGAATTAAAGCTTAACCTATACATTGTTGTGCTTGGCTTGACAGCTTCGGGAAAAGATTTTCCACGAAAATTGAACGCTAGAATCTGTATGGAAATTGATAACGCAAGCTTGCTGATGACGAAGGTAGGTTCAAGAGAGGGTCTTGAAGAAAAAGTAATTCAAGGCCCGAAATTTCTTATGGCTGATGAAGGTGCATTTGATCTTGAGAAAGCTAAATCGGGTGATACAAGGTTTAATGATGTCATGGGAACAATGTTAGAACTGTTCACATCAAATTATATTAAGAGAAGAGCTAAAGCGGGTGATGCGGATTCAGAAAATTTTATTCGCTATCCATTCCTTTCCATTATGACTTCATCTACCCCCGAAGAGTATTTCAAAGCTTTATCGCCTAAGATGCTTCGGTCAGGTTTTTACAATAGGTTGTTAATTTTACAATCTGCAATTCGAGGCAGAATGAATCTTCGGGGTATGTCAGTATCAGAACCAATTCCAGAATATTTGGTTGAGGTTGCTGCACGATTAATTGCTATGAATGAAAATCTTGTGCCTGGAGTGATCAAGGAATTCATGGCAGACACTAAACTTGATGCACTTGGAAATGCTCCATTAAACCAGATTGAAAGGGATTCAAAAATACTTCTTCTTGATGAAGATGCGTTAGAATTTTTTCAAACTCAAGTGTGGGAAAACGATGATCTGTATTCCAAGTACCAGAAGAACAGCGAAGAAGAAAAAGCATCTTCATGTGCTAGACTTCCTGAGTTAGCCTTAAAAATAGCTTGCCTGTGGGAATTAAGTCAGGACATAAACGCTGACACAATTTCGCTAGCTGGAGTTACCTCTGGATTTAAATTTGTTCGTGAAGTTAATAAAAGACAGACCGCAAATACAGTTATGGTAAGCGATACAAAGTTTGGTGAAATTACAGACAAGCTCTTAAACATGATCAAGGATTCATTAAATGAAATTGAACCAGATGTGTATGGTGTAAAGATGATTGATGCGAAAAGGCATCTCAGGAAGATAGTACACAGCGGGCAGAGCGTTGATGATGCAATCCGATACCTTCAAGATTGCGGTGAAATTTCAATCAGAAAAAGTCGAGATGCGAATGGTGCTGGATCAATGTACATCGTTATAAATGACCAATCACCTTCTCAATCCCAATCCGAGGGATCGACATCAGAGCTAAGTTAAAAGCATCTGCAAGGTCAGGAGAGTGCTTGAGTCTTCGCTTCATCATGTCCTTAGACTCGACCACTCTTCTTCCGTTTGTATCCACAATGTATACTGGTGTGCGTAACTCTTCCATCATTCTTTCACGCACATGAAGCGGAAGATGACCGATTGAAACCTTGCCCTCCATTGCAAGTTCTGCTGCTTCAAACCAAAGTGCGGATCTCATGTTTGGGAACTCCCGCCACCTTGGTGCTTCACCAGATGAATTAATACCGTAAAACATATAGTCACCTTTGTTATCAACCACACCACCACCTACACCACCCTCATCGATAAGCACAGGAATTTTAAATTGCGATTGCCTTGGTGTTTCATACTTTTGGCAATACTCTTTAATCTTTTCTGCAAACTCTTTTGTAGACAATCCACGGTATTCTTTTGCATCTATAATGCAGCATCCATGTCTGACAACCAAGCATGATCTATCGTCACCGAACCTTGCAGGGTCAGCACCAATCTGAACAACCCAATCTTTATTGAGCGGTATTGGGTCAAGGATTTGTTTGAGGGCCAATGCACCCCATACCGAGTTGATCGCCTTACTTGGGTATCTTCCAAGAACTTGGATATCAAACAGCGGGTCTTCAACCATGTAGTTTCGATCATTGAAGGTAAAGAACCCTGGTTCAGATTCTTCACCTTCTCTAGCGGTTCTGCATTCGTTTTTGATGCGGTTCTCTACATACTCATAGTTGATTGCCCCTGGCACAAGATCAGCCTTAAAAGCCACATTAGGGTGGTCGAGAGCGGAGAGGTGGAACACTTTCCAGTCAGGTGAATTCTCAGCAAAATAGGCGGGTGATGAAGCATCGTATGGATTAAAAATACAGAACCATAAACAATTCTCTTTGCTGGCTGAAAGCATTGATTCTGCTCGCTCCCAGAAGGTTGGTTCAATACCGCTAGCTTCGTCAAACAGGATGCACAAACCACCAGCGGAATGTCTTCCTTGAAAAGCATCAGCCTTTTGAGCGGTTAAACCTTGGATGTAATGCGAGGGGTTCTTTTCAAGACGATTAGCCTTGGGCATCCAATTAGGATCTCTTGGTCTAACCCTGCGTAGTTCTTTGAAAACACCATCTTTAATCTGCTGGGCAACAGGTGCTGATATCAAAACTTCTGATGGGGTAAAGTGATCATGAAACCATGAAGCAATCACAGCACACAAAAAAGTTTTGCCTTGGTTATGTGCTGACCTAACTAAAACTTTCCTTGCACCATTGGCAACCGAATCAAATATTTCCATCTGCTGGGGGGTCAGGGATATTCCGAGGTATTCGCAATACTCCCCTGGGTTTTTCGGAATCACTATAGTCTTCTGATTCTCCCGATTCACCCTCTTGATCTCTTGGATTTCCGAAAGTTTCCCCTGCAACGCTGGACTCGATAAGGCCTTTTGCCATCTCTTTTGCAAGTTGTTTGTTGAGGAGTTTTTGGAGTTCTTGCTCATCATCTCGTTCCTTATTATTGCGTTCAATTATCCATTGCATGGCTCGCCAGTCTTCACTCCCATGTTCATGGATAACCTGTTGCATGGCAATGGTTGCCTGTGCTTTAGCCTTAACCATTTCTTTTTTATGCCAAGGTTCAAGATCCCTTTTAGAAATCCCGAAGGCCTTCATGGCTAATTTAAAATCAATTCCACGCTGAATATTCTCCAGCATTTCGTAAAAACTGTCTGAATCTATCATGACTTTGGAAACTCCTTGCCCCCTGGGAATTCAACATTTTCTGGTGTTTCTGGGTCGATCAACATTCTCATAAGTTCTAATGTCTCAGAGATATAGATCAAACTCGCTGCTATTGATTGAGAAGGCTTTCCTTTTTCATACGCAGCAATCGCTTCCACCATCCAATCCGCTCCAGCTTTATTTAACATATTGCATCCTTTCAAAAACAGGGTAAAATAGGTAACAGTATTATAGCAAAAATCAAGGGGAATTTCGATGGCAGATTTAGTAGGAGCGATAGAAAAGCTGAAGAGACTTTTAGAAGACCGAGCAAAGCGGGTGGGGAGAGCTACGAATACTAATCCAGCACCTAGCCCAGATATTGAAGCCACCAATAATTCAATCATATACACACCGGCTTCTGCTTGGATGAAATCGCTAGAATATTTTCCTATGGCTAAAGCTCAATCAGGTTCTGTTGTAATGAGGGCTAGAGGCCCAAATATCGGTTATATATATCCAAGGGTTGGTAAGGCCACTTTCAATAAATGGGTGGCAAATAACTTCCGTGGAGGGTTTATATACTGGTATGCATCACCATCATTAAAGGACTACTCAATCATTGCTAGGAAGGCTCGACCATTTAGAAGAGGCGGGTCAGGTAGACTTGGAATTGTAGCGGTAAGAAACAGGAAGGTTCGAGGAACAATGTATACGGCTATACCTAAGAACATAAGAGACAGAGGAAGGGCTTCAGCAAGAGTAGCCAAGAAACGAAACTGGAGGTTATAATGTACCTAAATCCATACTATCGGCACATTCAAGAAATGAAGCGGTTCTA